GGCTCACCTGAGCCGATGGGATTCGACGAGCTGATCGCCGAGATGCGGGACGCATCCTCGACGCGCGGCTTGTTCAAGGCACCAGCCGCCGGTGGATCCGGTGGCGGCTCGCAGACCGGTGGATCCGGCCGCGCAGCGAACCCAGGGCAGCAACTACTGTCCGCAAGGGAACTGCTCGACCGTGCCAACTCGGTCACCTAGCGCTCTGGCTGGGCTCCATAGGGTTTCCGTGCGGACTCTCAACCGCATAGAGAAACCATGGCAGTCAGTCTGTATCAGTCTGCGCTGATCGCGCAGAACAACGGCGAGTTCAAGAAGGCCGGCATCCTCCAGACGTTCGCGCAGGCGTCGCCCCTGCTCGCGGCTATGCCGCTCGTCTCGGTCGCTGGCAACTCCTACGCCTGGACCCGCGAAGCCAACCTTGGCTCGGTGGGCTTCCGTGCCATCAACGCCGCGCTGGCCGAAGGCGCTGGCTCGGTGGAAACGCGCAGCGTGGCGCTCAAGATCATCGGCGGCGACCTCGACGTCGACAACTTCCTCATCCAGGCGCACGGTCCGGCGACGCGCTCGGCGCACGAGACCATGAAGGCGACGCTGCTCGCGCAGACCGTGGCCTACCAGGTCATCAAGGGCTCGACGACGGCGGCCGGCGGTGCGACCGCTGACGCCAACGGCTTCGACGGCCTCCAGGCGCGCTTCGGTGGCGGCTTCTCGACGACGGCGGTCGTGGACGGCGGCGAGAACGCCGACCAGATCATCCAGAACTCGACGGGCGGCAGTGGCGGCCTGTCGATCTCCAAGCTCGACGAGATCATCCAGTCGGTCGACAACCCGTCCCACATCCTGATGGCCAAGAAGGTCAAGGTCTGGCTGACGAACTACCTGCGCAACAGCTCGAGCATCTCGACGTCGCGCGACGAGTTCGGCCGCATCATCACCAGCTACGCTGGTCTGCCGATCCTTGAGGCCGACGTGCTCGGCACTTCGTCGGGTCTCCAGCAGCTCGGCTTCAACGAGAACAACGACTCGTCGACGTCGGTCTACTGCCTGTCGCTGTCCGACATGGGCCTGCACATGGTTCAGAACGGCGGCGTCCAGGTCCGCGACCTCGGCGAGCAGGACAGCAAGCCCGTCCACCGCACGCGCGTGGAATGGTACTGCAACGTGGTCGACGCGCACCCGCGCTGCGTCGCTCGCCTCTACGACGTCCAAGACGCCGCCGCTCAGGCCTGATCCAAGGAGAACAACACAATGGCTTTCCAGACCTACAGCGTGGCGCTCGATCAGGCCACGAAGCTCAAGGACTCTTCGGCGGTCACGACCGACGGTCAGGGCGTCGTCGACTCGGCCAGCGCCTTTGCCGATCTCGGCGGCGGCTACGCCGAGTTCGACGTTGTCATCGACTGGTCGGCGCGCGACGTCGCTGACGGCAACGAGCTCTACGACCTTCGCGTCGAAGGCTCGACCACCAGCGCGTTCTCGACGACCTACGTCCTTGGCAGCATTCGCCTCGGCCACTCGTCGGTGACCTTCAACGGCGTTTCGACGCCGCCATCGGGTCGCATGGTCATCCACTGCAACAACGTGGCGTTGACCAGCGCGACGGACGGCAACAGCTCTTCGGCGATGCGGTACGTCCGCATCTACCACGATGTCAGCGGCACGTCGCCGTCGATCACCTACCAGGCTTGGCTGACCGCCAAGCAGTGAGCCCATGGCTTTCCAGGCTCACAACTTCGTGCTCGATGACACCCTGCGTCTGACGTCGGGCATCACGATCACGGCGGCGTCGACGCCGGCCGTTGGCGCGACGACCATCGACCTTGGCGCTCTTGCGCCTGGGTTTAACATCAACACGACGTCGATCAATCCGTACTCCCGCTTCGCGGTCGTGTTGGATTGGACGACGCTCGACGTGGCTAGCGGAGACGAGACCTACTACATCGACATCCAAGGATCTAACTCGGCGACGTTTGCTTCGGGCAACTACGCTGTCGGGCGCTTGGTCCTTGGGATTGGCGGTTCGGTTGGCAACGCGGTCAACACGCCGGCGAACGCGCGCGACGTGTTCTACTTCGACAACGCCGTGTTGAGCAGCGACAGCAGCGGCTCAAGTCACAGCACGATGCGCTACCTGCGGCTGCGTGCGGAAGCGTTCGGCACGTCGCCGAACATTGTCATCACCGGCGCTTGGTTGTGCCCGCTCTGATCCACAGCCTAGTCGAGTGATTAGGCGCCTGGCCGGCCTCGGCATGAGGGTCGGCCAGGCTTTTCGGTAGCTCGAGGAACACATGGCAGCGATCCCCACGGTTCTTTACTTCGGCGACCAGCAGATCAGCGGTGGTCCAGCTGGTGGAGCTCGTGCAATCGTTGGCAGCGCGGGCAGCTTCTACGGAGCGCTGACCACGTTCGACCTTGGCACTGGCTGGGGCATCTATCGGCACAACTGGCGGTTCAACAAGGTCGTGCCGAGCGGGGCAGACGGTGTAACCGGCGGCACGTTCCAGCCGTATTGGGACGGCCAGGCGGCAGCTTGGGTGCAGTTCCATCCGGTTCCGACGGGCCAGGTCAACTCGCTGCTGGCGACGGCTTACGGCGACAACTGGTACGAAGGCACCAACCCAGCTATCAACAACGGCGCAGTAACGCCGTGCGCGATGCTGATGCATTCGCTGTGGGCACGCTGGCCGACCAACTTCCGCGTGGTCAAGAGCGCGTACCTGGCAGGCTTTACCGGTGCTGGCGGCTTCAAGAGCACGGGGTCGGCTTACACCGGGGTGTTGACCAACGTGACGAACGCGGCCGCAGCATTGGGTGGCGGCGACTCGCTGGACGTCAAGGCGATCATCATCGACTGCTCAAGCACGGACCTCGCAAACTACGTCACGGCGGTCGCCACCTACGCCGCCGATGCGACCAGCTTCATCACAAGCATCCGCGCGTCGCTTGAAGCGCTGGCAGGTGTGACCTGCGCAGCGACGACGCCGATCATCATGGTGAACCACAGCCAGGAGATGCTGCGCGTCACCACGTCGCCAGCTTGGGGCGCGCGAGTTCTGCGCGCGGCCAACCAAGCGCTCGCCAACGCCAACGCCAACGTCTACCTGTTCGACATGAACTGGGCGACCGATTGGCAAAGCGACGGCATCCTGCAAACGCAAACGCCGAGCATCGTCAACACGGCTGGCGTCGAGGAGACCGACAAGCGCTGGTACTCGCCGGAAACGTACCTCCAGGCCGGCGTTCGCCTAGGCACGACGCTCAACGGCATTCTCGCTGGAGCGCCGCCGGTCGCGCCTGGAACGGCGTTGCCGGTCGTTGTGATGATCGGCGACTCGCAGTTCGTCGGCCAGATCGACCCGATGCTGGCCTACCTGACCGACCAGGAGTCGCTGCTGGGCACGACGCCAGGCACGACGCAGCGCGACTACCAGTACGTCTGGAACGCGACGACCAACACGGTCGAAAACTACGACGTGATGGCGAACAGCAACACGTTCGGCACGCCGTCGCTGACCAACTTCGGACCTGACTGCACCCTGCTGAAGAGCATGGCCGCAGAGTTTCCCGGTGGTGTGGCGCTGTTCAAGTACGCCAAGAACGGCGCAACCCTGACGACGGAAGCTAGCAACTCGCTAGCGGTCGAAGCCGCTGGCCCTGTCTGGACCGACCTTGAGAACGAATGGAAGCTGTTCAAGGCGCAGTGCCTTTCGCAGCTCGGCCGCTCGCCGGACTGCATCGGCATCGTGACCGACATCGGCAGCAACGACGAAGGCAGCCTTGCCGGCTATACGGCGTTCGGCACCAAGGCTGGCCCTTGGGTCGACGACCTGCGCGCATTGTTCTCGACGCGCGCTACTGGCGGCGACTTGCCGGTCGTCTGGCTTCAGCCGCCGCCGCACATCGACGGTGGTGGCAATAGCGGCCACAACACGCTCGCCGGCGCGAACAGCGTGCGCGCGACCATCGCGGCCCTGCCGAGTCAGTACGAAAACCTGTCCGTCATCCTCAACACGGGCGACGACAAGTACGAGCTCAAGAAGAGCGAGACGACGAACCGCACGCACTACGGCGGCGAAGCCAACCTCCAGATCGGCTACGACCTGGCCGACGCGCTCATCCCGCTGATCGGTGCAGCCGCTGGCTCTTCCGGTGCCGGAGCTGGCGGTGACGTCGACGCTGGCATCGACATCCCGAGCGAGAACGCGCCGTTCGTCGTCGAGACTGGCACGGGCAGCGCGACGGCCAACAGCTATTGCTCGGAAGCGGTCGCTACCGCTTACCACGAGACCTACGGCAACCCTGACCAGTGGGTGGCGGCGACGCCGTTCGACCATCAGGACGCGCTACGCCAGGCGACGCGCGCGCTCGACTTCCGCTACGGCAGCTTCTGGTCTGGGATGCGCGCAGGCTCGACGCAGGCGCTCGACTGGCCGCGATCCTACGTCTACGACGCTGCCGGCTACCCGATCCCGGCGACGACGATCCCGACGCGGTTGCAGCAGGCGACGGCGATCCTGGCCCTGATGCACATCCAGGGCGAGGACATCATGCCGAGCACGCAGACGGGGGCCGACATCAAGTCGGAGACGTTGAGCTCGGCCAGCGGCGCCTCAAAGTCGGTCACCTACATCGGCGGCAAGCGTGCGGAGACGCAGTTCCCGATCATCGACCGGATGCTGATGAGCTCGGGTCTGACGAGCGGCGGCGCTGGCTGGGGATGGCTGGACCTGTGACGCTTGCCGACGACTTCCGCCAGCTCGACGCCGACCTGGCCGACCTGTTCGGCCAGACGGCTACGCTGACCGTCCGCACCGCGACGACCTACGCCGCCAACGGCACCGTCACGGAGACGACGAGCACGGCCACGGTGACCGCCGAGGGGCCGGTGCGCGACCTGGACCGCTACGGGGCCGCCGGCCTCGACCAGTCGGTCACGGCCACCTGGTACGTCCCGGCGCTCGGCCTGGCGCTGGTGCCGAAGAAGGGCGACCGCATCACGGCCGGCGGCGTCATCTGGCAGATCGTCGCCGTCGAGACCTACAGTTTGAACGGCCAGACGACGAGCTACCGCTGCGACTGCGGCGAGGTCGGGCAGGTGACGCCGTGACGTCGGCCGCCAAGTTCAACGCCGAGGTGAAGGCGTGGTTCGACACCAACGTCGTCAAGAAGCCGCTTGAGGTGCAGCGCATTGCCGTCCTCGAGGCGCTGACGTCGGCCGTGCAAGCTACCGCAATCGGTAACGAGCAGAACTGGAAGATCCAAGACGGCCGCGCCGAGCGTGGTTTGCCGCCTTACAAGCGCAAGGGCTACGTCGGCGGTCGCGCGCGCGGCAACTGGCAGATCAACTTCGGCTCCCCTTTGCGGGAGCAGCTAAACGTCATCGACAAGACCGGCGTCACGACGATTCGACGCGGCATGGCGGTCGCGCGCGGCATTCAGCAGCTCGGCATCACCTACCTGACCAACAATCTTCCCTACATCGGCGTGATCGACCAGGGCAAGCCAGGCACAAACCCGAAGTACAAGCCGTGGTCGTTGCAGTCGCCGCAGGGCATTCTGAAGCCGATCATTGACGGCGTACTGGCACGCCTGAGGTCGATCCGGTGAGCCAGGCCGCCGCCATCGAAGCCGTCCGCGCGCGGTTCATCGCGCAGGTCGCAACGCCGAACAGCCTGGTCGTGATCTACGACAACGGGCCGGTGCCGGCGACGACGACGCCGCGCGCGGTTGTCACGGTGTCCATCGACGACGAGCAGCAGCTCACGATGGGCGGCGCGCGCAAGTTCCGCGCGACTGGCTCGCTTGAGGCGCAGCTCTACATCCCGCGCGAGCGCGGCGACGCTGCGCTGCTGGCGCTGGCGCAGGACGTCCTCGACGCCTTCCAGGGCGTCACTACCAACTCTCCCTTGGTCCGCTACACGCCGCCGCCGTCGCTGGTTGGCGCGGTGGACTACGACGATGCGATGGCACGCCGCACGGTTCGCGTGCCGTTTCTCACTGACTTCACCGCATAACCATGGCTGACGGCTCCAGAATCCGCGTCTCGATTGTTGCAGAAGGCTCCTATGGCGTGACCCCAGGCACGCCGACCATGCTGGTCTTGCCGGTCACCGGCTCCGGCCTGGCCGACCGGCTCGGCTACGTCCAGTCGAACGTGATCAACCCAGACCGCAACGTCGACGACCTGGTGCGTTTGTCGAAGGCTGCCGGCGGCACGATCCCGCTGGAGCTGCGCTACAGCCCGTCGGGCGAAGGCCTGAGCAACGCACTGCTGGCTCTGCTGTCGCAGTCGGCCTACACGGCGAGCACTTCGGAAGGAAGCTGCACCATCGCCGGCGGCAACAAGAACGTGACCAAGGCCGCGCACGACTTCCCGGCGGACGGCTTCGTTGTTGGCGACATCGTCAAGGTTTCCGGCAGCTCGGTCACGGCGGAGAACGGCTACTACCGCGTCACCTCGTCGGCTGTAGGCACGCTTGGCCTTGACGCTCCGGCCAACTTCACCGCCGGCGGCTCGTCGGTCACGGTCACCCGCGGCTCGCGCGCGACGAACGGCACGGCGACGCCGAGCTTCACCGTCGAGGTCGCGCACCTCGACCTGGAGAAGGCGCAGATCTACACCGGCTGCGTCATCAACACGATGGACCTCAACCTTGCCATCGGCCAGCTGGCAACCGTCACGCTCGGCATCGAGGCGCAGAGCAGCACGCGCGTCGACAACTTCATCGGCTCGTCGGGCATCTACATCACCGGCGCGACCTACACGGCGGCCACGACGCACCCGACGCTTGACCCCATCGGCGTCGCCGAGATCCGCGTCGGCGGTGCGGACTACGCCGCGCAGAGCCTGACGCTCAACCTGACCAACAACGCGCGCGCGCGCGAGCAGATCGGCAGCCTGGGTCCGGTCAGCATGGCTCGCGGCTTCTTTGGCGCTACCGGCTCGGTCGTCGCGTACCTGGCCGACTGGACCGACCACAACGCCTTCGCCGGCAACACGCCGACCGACCTGTGGTTTGCGGCCATCGACGCCAACGGCCGCGGCTGGTCGATGAGCCTGCCGCAGGTCAAGTTCTCGGACGTCAGCAGCCCGACGCAGGGCAACAACACCGACGTCTTCAAGAACATCAGCGTCACCGCCTACAAGGATCCGACGGAGAGCTGCACGGTGCGGCTCCAGCGTTGGGACTGACAGCTAGCGAAGGACTCATGCCATGGAACTGAACAGCATCAAGCTGGACCCGAGGAAGATCACGGGCGGCGTCTGGTGGGCGTTGGAGCGCCTGCCGGACGGCACGCTTGGCGGGCGCGCGCTGCGCGGCGAGCCAGGCGACGAGCCGGCGCTTTGCGTCAAGCCGGCCGGCGTCGAGTTCGACCGCGCGCTTGAAGCCGCGCGCCGGCCGTACCTCGTCGAGATCCGCGACCGGCGCCTGCCGCCGGAGACCGAGCGGAAGATCCTGGCCGAAGCCGTCGCCGAAGCGCTCTGGGTCGGCGCGCAGAACCTGACCGTCGGCGGCGAGCCGCTGGTCTACAACAAGGAACGCGGGCAGCGGATGCTGGCCGAGCCGAGCTGGTGGAACCTGTGCGACTTCATCTTGGCCGTCTCGCGTGACCGCGCCGCGGTCCTCGCTGACGAGGAAGCCAAGGCCGCGGGAAACTGATCGCGGCCCTTCGATGGACACTCGGCCGCAGTCAGACGAAGCAGCGCGACGATGCGCTGACCGCATGGCTGCG